ATAGCGCTAACTACGATGCCCAAGCAACAAGCGCAGTCCTAAGCTGCGACACAATCATTGAGACTTACCAAACTCTCGATGGTCGCGCTTATAAGTCCGTTGATAAGCAATGGACATTCACAATTGAGTTACTTCAGGATTGGGGAGTTGCAAGCTCTCTATTCGAAGCAATGTGGACAGATGCTGAAACGGCACCTAACACAACACTCACAGTCGCTTTCACGGCTATAACTGGCGCAGTATTCACTTTCAGCGTATTGCCAATCTTCCCAGCAGCAGGCGGCGCAGCACCCGGAGCGCTTACCGACACTTGGACGATGACAGTCGTTGGAACACCTTCAGAGAACTTCAGCTAAGAGATCGGAGCATCGGGAGCTATGAAAATATCAATCACAATTAAATACAGCTCAGGCGAATCAGTTACTTATCAGGCTGGCTTGCCAGAATGGGCTAAGTGGGAACGCAAAACTGGTAAGTCGATTTATTCGATGAAGGATATCTCGGCTTATCAGCAAGCGGACTTCTTAGATCTTGCTTACTTTGCGTATAAGCGCGAAGCAGCAGGGAAGCCAACCAAGTCCCAAGAGATTTGGGAGCTGACAGTTGAGGAAATGACGATTGGAGATGAAAGCCCAAAAGTTACGAGCCCGGAAGCATCAACCGACTAATCATCGAGATTGCTATCGCAACTGGGATTCCAATGCCTTACTGGACAGATATCGACCAAGTATTAACGGCAATAGATATATTAAAGGAGCGTAACGGTGGCAGATGAGTTACCAATCAGCTACGACAAGCGCGAGCTCCGCTCAATCATTACCGCTTTCAAAGCGATGGATGATGAAGCCGTTAGCCAAGCTAAACAAGAATCTAGCGCGCTGGCTACTTATGCAGCAAACGAAATCAAAGCCTATGCACTCACAAGGACATTTGGTCAAGAAGCAGTTAGAAGAATTGCAACTGGGGTCAAAGTCTCGGCCAGTTCCAAAATCGGAGAGTTTTCTTACGGCTTTGCAAGTCAGCGCTTTTCTGGTGGCGGTAGCACACAAAAACTCTGGGCGGGTTATGAATTTGGAAGTAATCGCTTGCGTCAGTTCCCCAGAAGAACACCCAGCAAAGGTCGCGGAAACGCTGGCTACTTTATCTACCCAACCCTTCGTAAGATTCAGCCTGAATTGATTAAGAAATGGCAAGAAGCATTCTCCAAGATATTGAAAGAGTGGGATAAGTAATGGCTGGCAGTAGAACGCTCAAGCTCTCGATTCTTGCTGATGTCGCTGATCTCAAGAAAAATCTTGATACTGGCTCTAAAGAGGTTGAAGGCTTTGGCGGTAAGTTAGAGAAGTTTGGCAAGGTTGCAGCAGCCGCCTTCGCAGCAGCAGCGGCAGCAGCAGCGGCCTATGCGGTCAAGTTAGCCGTTGATGGCGTTAAGGCAGCTATTGAAGATGAGGCTGCCCAGCTTCGTTTAGCCAATGCCCTAAAAAATGTTACTGGCGCAACCGAAGCCCAGATTTCGGCAGTTGAGGAGCAAATACTCAAAACCTCACTAGCTACTGGCGTTGCTGATGACCAATTACGCCCAGCCCTTCAGCGCCTAGCAACTGCTACAGGATCAGTAACTAAGTCGCAAGATTTACTGACCCTAGCCTTAGATATTTCAGCTGCTACTGGTAAGAGCGTAGAATCCGTTTCAAATGCCCTTGGTAAGGCTTACGAAGGCAATACAGCCTCTTTAACGCGTCTAGGTGTTGGTTTATCTAGTGCTGAAATTAAGACCCTTGGATTAGAAGGAACAGTAAAGCAATTAGCCAATACCTTTGGCGGCGCAGCTACAGTTCAAGCCAATACCTTTGAAGGTCAAATCCAAAGACTTAAAGTGGGCTTTGATGAAGCCAAGGAATCAGTAGGAGCTGCTTTATTGCCTACCCTTCAAAGACTTTTGGATTACTTTATAAACACAGTTATCCCCAAGTTTATTGAGTTCAAAGACGCAGCATTAAAGCCAGTTACTGATGCAATTGCTAGAAATAAAGAGTCATTAACGATTCTTTATAATTTTATTAAAGACTTTGTAGTTCCAGTTTTAATCAATAACCTTGGTGGAGCACTTGGATTTATTGGTAAAGTCGCTGGGGGAATTCTTGATGTTATTGGCGCAGTAGTTAATGGAATCAAGAGCGCAGTTAATTTTGCCATCGATGCAATAAATGTCCTTATCCGCGCTTACAATGCCGTCCCACTTTTGCCTAATGTATCTACCATTTCCAAGCCATCATTCTCGGCCCCTAGCACTCCAAGTAGTTCAACACTTCCAAAGATTGCTACTGCTCCAAGTCCAAGCATCCCGTCAGCTCCTAAGCCATCCACTACTCCAAGCGCTCCATCGGCTTCAACTCCCAGCGCCCCATCAACACTCGTTCCAAGCGGTAATGCCATTCCTTCTGGCTTCAATGTTGCTGGCACAGTTGCAGCTAATAACGCTGGTGTCACTATCAATGTCAATGCCCCAAGCGCTATTGATGAAGAAGGATTTACCAGAGCAGTCATCTTGGCTCTTAACAATTCAACTAATCGCGGAACTACTGGCGCTGGCGATTTTAGGACTTCGGCTCAAATCCTATGACCCTCTGGACTCCTGAATGGCGAATTAAAGTCAATGGAGATACGCTCACTTCAGTCACTTTAAGCAACTTAACTATCACCTCTGGCCGTCAAGATATTAACTCGCCTACTCCTCCTGGTTATTGCTCACTTCAAGTGATTAATACTGATGGCACTAACTACACCTTCACCATTAATAGCGGAGTTTCAGTAGAAGTCAAAGATTCAAATGGAGATTATGTATCTATCTTTGGCGGTCGAATCTCAGACCTTCGCCAAGTGGTTCAAAGCGCTGGATCAAGTGCTGTTGTCACTAGCTTAAGAATTACAGCCGTAGGAGCACTTTCAAGATTACAAAGAGCTATCTTTGATGGCAATCTGGCTGAAGGGCTAGATGGCGCTCAGATAACAGATTTGCTAGATGACTTGCTTCTCAATTCTTGGAATGAAGTCCCACCAGCTGAAACTTGGGCAACCTATGATGCCACCGAGACTTGGGCTGATGCTCAAAATATTGGGCTGGGTGAAATTGATACTGGCGAATATACGATGGTAAGCCGCCAGATTACCGATAGCATAATTGCCCCAATAGCCAATCAGATTGCTAATTCAGCTTTGGGCTATCTTTACGAGGATGCTAATGGCCTTATTGGTTATGCAGATGCAAGCCACCGCCAAGATTATCTAGTGGCTAATGGCTACACAGATTTAGATGCTTCCCACGCCATAGCCTCTGGCATTGGCGTTATCCAGCGTCAAGGAGACTTGGCCAATAAAATTGTTATGGATTATGGCAACAACTTTAATAGCTCCTACACCGCCCAAGACACAACCTCTCAGGCCACCTTTGGCCTATTTGCCGAGCAGTTCAGCAGCTATTTAAAGAATAGTGGCGATGTCGAGGATGTAGCAGATCGTCTAATTGCTCTTAGGTCATATCCTAGAAATACTTTCCAATCGATTACCTTTCCGCTTCAATCTCCTGAAATTGATGACACAGATAGAGACGCCCTATTAAATATATTTATGGGCCAGCCAGTTCGAATTACCAATCTGCCTCTTAATATCCTAGGTGGCGAATTTACTGGCTTCGTTGAAGGTTGGTCTTTCAGCGCTTCAGTCTCGGGCCTATCAGTCACCTTCTTAGCTACCCCAACAGAGTTCTCGGCAGTTGCCCAACAATGGGCCCAAGTCAATGCGGCTGAAAGCTGGAATAGTGTTCTTAATACGCTAGAATGGCAAGACGCGATAGGAGTTATAAGCTAAATGGCTAATACGACCAATTTCAACTGGGAAACGCCAGATGACACAGATTTAGTTAAAGATGGCGCAGCTGCCATTAGAACCCTTGGCTCATCGATAGATACTTCATTCGTTGATCTCAAAGGTGGAACTACAGGACAAATTTTAAGCAAAGCTTCTAATACCGATTTAGATTACACTTGGATAGCCAACGATCAAGGCGATATAACTGAAGTCCAAGCTGGAACTGGTATCTCGGTAGCTTCAGGAACTGGCCCAATCCCAGTAGTGACCAACACAGTCGCAACAACCTTTGACGCCAAGGGTGACCTAGTAGTAGGCACAGGCGCAGACACATTTTCAAAGCTTACAGTTGGCGGCACAAATGGGCACACATTGCAGGTTGATTCTTCAACTTCAACAGGTTTGAAGTGGGCTGCTCCTGCGAGCGGTGGTGGCTTAACTCTCATTAACACAGGTGGAACAACCTTGTCTGGAGCTTCAACTTCAGTAACTTCGATTCCAGGCACATATAAAAACCTTCATATTTACATTGAAGATTTTTATATGGGAAGCAATAATAACAATGGGTATATTCAATTTAATACAACTACTAGCGATAACTATGCTTTTATAGCGTTAAGGCGTTCTGGGGGAAATGCGGAAGCAAACGCAACTGAGGGCAATAATGATGTTGGAATTTATTTTTCATCTGTTGGTGGCACTACAGCGCAAGGCGCATTTGCTTATTTTCTTGTGCCAAATTACGCAGCAACTAATCATCGCAAAGTTGCAACTGGCGTAAGTTATACCAAAAACGATGGCTCTCCTGGTGATTATTATGTAATGAATCCAATTGGTGTTTTGCAAAACTCTAGTAGTGCTATTACTAGCGTTCAAATCGTATCTAACGGATCTTATGCTGGCGGAACAGTTTATGTATATGGAGAAAACTAAAAATGACTAGACCTTTAATTAAAATATACGATATTGAAACTGATACAACAACAGAGCGCGAAATGAATGATGTTGAGTTTAAGGCTTGGGATGATGGCAACAAAGCAAAACAAGCAAAAGATGCGTTGATAGCTGAAGCAAAAACAGATGCGGAAGCTAAGCTAGAAGCTCTTGGCCTAAGTGTTGCTGACCTAAAAGCCCTAGGCTTATAGCACAATCCGTCAAGATAATGCCTAAATTATGCGCAGCAGGAATTCAACTTCGGGAACAAATTGATGACGATTATCCTGATCGCGATAGGAAGTCTGATGGCTGGATTGCTGATTCTCGGCATCTTGCAAAAGGCACTTCTGACCATATTCCAGACGCTAAGTCAGGAATCGTTAGAGCTTTAGATATTGATGCTGATTTATCAGCTCACAAAGAAGAGGCTTACGCTTTAGTGGAGAAGATTCGCAAGTTAGCCAAAAAGGGCGATAAGCGAATTGCTTATATTATTTTTGATGGAAAGATTATGAGTCCGATACTGGGGTGGAAACGCAGAACTTATAAAGGCGCTAATCCGCACCGGTCGCATTTCCATATTTCATTTACAACTTTGGGAGACAAAGATGGCAGTTTTTTCAACCTCGAAGGAGAAGCTAATGAGCGACCTAAAGAAAATGGCAGAGAGCTGGGCCAAGACATTCCTAGCAACGGCACTAGCGACTTATCTAGCAGTCGGCCTAGATGTCGATGCAATTGCCAATGCAGCTCTCGTATCAGTCTTGCCTAGCATCATCAATTGGCTTAACCCTAACTACGAGCGTTACGGCAAAGTGCGTTAATGCCAGCGGCTGATTTGGCTACCCTAGTTGCCTCAGTATTGGGATCTATTGCCTTACTGATTGCTGGGCTTCGCTACATAATTAAATTGGAGAATATTCCAATAGTGTCGCGCCTTGATAAAATGGAGTCTCAGCTAGAATTGGCCCTAGCGAAAGGGGTCAGAAATGGCAACGCGAAAGCGCGTAAATAAGAAGCCAGTCAAGCGTCCAAAGAGACGCAGGACTACTAAAGAAACCCCATTAACAAAGCTTGATTTCTGGGCTATTGCTGCCAATGAAGTTTATAAAGCTTGTCGCAGAGCGGGAATGGATGAAGGCACTTCGCTGGCTTTTGCTATGGATCGCAGCTCTTATCCCGATTGGATAGTTCCCGCCGATGACCCAATTAAAAAGATTGGTTGGGAAGATGGAGAAGAGGACAACTAATCTACTTTCGAGAGGTTGAACTCTTTGAGGCTCTTAAGTCGCTTTATCCAGACTTAACGCCCTTATCAGCGACCGACCGAGCCGATGGCATAACTAGCGACTCCTATATTGAGCTTAAATGCCGAAGGACCCACTACGATACTCTCATAATCGAGAAGAAGAAGTGGGATTATTTGGCCGATATAAGGGCTAGGACGGGCGCTAAAACCCTTTACATTAACTCGACACCTAAAGGGATATACCAGTTCGATTTAGGGGCTGTAATAGAGCCTGAATGGTCTTTGAAGCGGTTGCCCATAACTACAGATTTTGCCAATAAAGCTACAAATGAACGACTTGCTGGCTTCTTAGATATTCGCCACGCCGAGCTGCTACTTGTCTAAATAGATTTAATCAAATACATTTAACCCGTAAATCCATTTAGGGATTACAGAACGGGAGCAAAATGATAAATAAAGTAGCTCTTATTCGATTTGATTCTCAAGCAGGGGCTTGGACTGATGAGACAAATTGGGTTAAGGGATCAATAATTAGACGATTCGCTAAAGAGCGGATGGGTAAGCAGCAGTTAAGAGGCCGTCTATCTAAGGCTGAAATCTCTGCATATTGGCTGGATAAATATGGGGTGAGCGCAGATGTTGCCTAATTTATCTGATGA